TATCAATCTTTAGTAAGAAAAGGGCTTATAACAAAAGATGATGAAAAGCTCACGTTAATAGGCAAAGATTTATTAGAATTTGTAGATGCTAAGAGCACTGCAAAGATAATAAGAAGAAAGCCTGCTACAACAGATTTTGAAGAATGGTGGAAGACTTATCCAGGTACTGATTCATTTGAGTATAAGAATAAGAAGTTTACAGGTACTAGATCTATTAGAAAGGGTAAAGATGAATGTAGACTGAAATTTGATAAGATATTATTAGAAGGAGAATATACAGCTGCACAGCTGATAGGTGCTCTTAATTATGAACTTTTACAGAAGAAAGAAAGTTCTATTGATACCAACAGTAATAGAATGACATTCATGCAAAATAGTGTCACCTATCTGAACCAAAGAGCTTTCGAAGCTTATATTGAATTAATTAATGATGGAGCTGCAGTAGTTGTAGCACCACAAAAACCAACAGGAGGTACTGATATTTAGATTATGGAAACGCCAAAAGAAAAAGCAGAAGAATTAGTTTATAAATTTTATAACAAACAAACTAATATCAATCAATGGGGAGTTTCTGATATGCAAAAAGAATTTGCATTAATAGCAGTTGATGAGATTATTAATTTATTAACTAATGATATAAATTCAATAGTCAATTATTGGTTTGAAGTTAAAAAAGAAATAGAGCTATTATGAAAGAATTTTTTGAAACAATTAACGAATACCCATGGACAACATTTTTTGTCTTTTTAATGATCATTTCTATTGTATCAGTTTTTAAAATTGATAACAAATGAGTTTTGAATTATTAAATGCAGAAGTTAACAAAGGCCTAGGTGATTTCAATAGAGGTATACCAATGGGCTTTGATAGGCTTACTAGATATGTAGGTATTCGTAAGGGTATGTATTATTTGATAGGTGGTAACACAGGATCAGGTAAGACATCTTTTATTGATGATGCATTTGTTCTTAATCCTGTTGATTGGGCTATGTCCAAAGAAGGAATTGCTTCAGGTATTAAGGTGAAGGTGTGGTATAGGTCCATGGAGAGAAGTAGAACATACAAGATGGCCAAATGGGTATCTCGTAAAATATTTCTAGACCAGGGTATAATTATTCCTGTAGGTAAAATCTTGGGTTGGAATGAGAAGATGACTAAAGATGAGCATGATCTGTTTCTTTATTATAAAGATTATGTAGAACAGCTCAGTGAGATAGTCACCATCATAGATGGTCCAGAGAATCCTGTAGGTATAGCAAAAGAACTAAAAGCTTATGCTGAAGCTAATGGTAAAATAGAACAGTTAGATCAATGGAATAAAATATATGTTCCTAATGACCCAACACAAATTACCATGGTGGTTGTAGATCACATTGGTCTTCTTAAAACTACCAAAGATCAACCAACTAAAAAGGATGCTATTGATAAAATGTCTGATGAACTTAGATATGCTAGAGATTTCTATGGATATAGTCCTGTTGTTGTAAGTCAGTTTAACAGAAGCATTTCTAATCCATCTAGGATAAAGAATGGTGATGTAGAACCTCAGTTAGAAGATTTTGCAGATAGCTCAAGCACACAGAATGATGCTGATGTAGTTATGGCCTTATTTGATCCTATGAGAGATAAAGTGGCAGATCCTTCTGGATATGACCTAGATAAATTAAAAGATCAGTATGGTGCTAAATACTTTAGATCCTTGAGACTAATCAAGAATTCATATGGTGAGGATGACGTGAGAATTGGACTAGCATTCCTAGGTGAATTAGGAATATTTGCTGAGATGCCTCGTAAAAAAGATATAACTGATGATGATTATAGAAGAATTACAGATAAAAGCTTTTTTCTTAAGTAAATAATATCAATAATGTTTGGTAGTTTGTAAAAGATACCGTAACTTTGTAATAAAATTTTATATTATGAAGATAGGTATCGTTTACACACTCTCACATCCTATAACTAAAAAAGTTGTATACATAGGAAAAACAATCCATACATTAAAAGATAGATTATACGGTCATATTGGTGACAGTAAAAGGTATAATAGAAAAATCTGTAAATGGATAAGTAAATTAACTTCTGAAGGATTACTTCCATTAATTGAAGAATTAGACTCTTCATCTGAGAAAGATTTAGCTAGATTAGAAATATTCTATATTGAGCTATTTAAAACTTGGGGATTTGACTTAAAAAATCATACTAATGGTGGAGAAGGATTGATAGGTTTTAATCATTCAGAAAAATCAAAAAGATTAATGTCTATGAAAAGAATTGGAGAGAAAAATTCTTTTTATAATAAAACTCACACACAAGAGACAAAAGATAAAATATCATTATCTAAAAAAGGTAAAAAAATGTCTGAGGAGTTTTGTAAAAAAAGAAGTGACTACATGAAAGCAAATCCTGTAACAAAAGAAACTTATCAAAAGATAGCAGAAATCAATAAAATAAAAATTGGTCAATATGATCTTGATATGAATATTATAAAGATACATGATTCAGCTGCAGATGCATGTAGAGATATGCCTGAGTTATCAACTGGACACATATGTAGTTGTTGTAAAGGTAAAAGAAAAACACACAAAGGGTTTGTGTGGAAATATCATGAACTTAAAAACAAATAATGTTAGGTCTGTTTAAAGAATTGCCTAGAAAGAAAGACATCACAGACGCAGATTATGAATCAATTACAAATAAGAGTTTCTTTCTTAGATAAACAATTAAAATCAATTAAATCAATTAAACATGAAAACAACAAATTATTCAAAATTCCTATTCTCTAAAGAAAACAGAGAAATTAGAACAAAAACAGTCTTAGCAATTAAAGACTCAATGACTAAATTTGGATTTATTCCAGGTAGACCAGTATTAATTACAAAAGAATGGGTGATCATTGATGGTCAACACAGATTCTTAGCAGCTAAAGAACTTGGTATCTCAGTAGAGTTTGAAATTGTAGAAGGAAATTACATTGACAAAATGATTCTTTTAAATTCTACACAATCAAATTGGACTTTAGAAGATTACGTAAATTCATATGCACAACAGAATGTTGATTGCTACAGAAAGCTTTTGAAATTCAAAGATAAATATGAATTAAATCTTTCTTGCTCAATCGTTCTTTTATTTGGTTCAGGTGTAAAAACTGCTGATATTAGAAAAGGAGAAGTTCTTAAACAAAATCCTAATGCAGATCGAATGGCAGAATATGTTTTAAACTGTAGTACAATATCTTACAACAAAGATCAAAAGTTTGTTAGAGCAATTGCAGCAGTGTATGATAAGCTAACAAGACCTCAATTGATAAAATTAAGATCAAGATTGATCGTTGTTCCAGCTTTATCTAATTCAAGTGATTTTGTTATAGCCTTTGAAAACATTATCAATAAAGGTAAAAGAGGAGATTACAAAGTGAAATTAAGTAGATAAATATGAGTATAAGAGACCTCAGACAGAAAGAGTTTGCTGATGTATGGTTAAAAGAAAAGCATGGTATACTCAATCTATGTCCAAGGTTCGGTAAGATAAGAACTAGTATTTTGGTTTTAGAACAACTAAGACCAAAATCTGTTCTTATTGCGTATCCAGACAATAAGATTAAAGAATCTTGGCAATCTGATTTTGATGATCTTGGATATGATGATAGCAATGTCACATACACAACACATTTATCATTAAAGAAGTTAGTAGACAATGAGTATGATATTATTATTATAGATGAGATACATCTACTGAGTGAAGCTCAGATAGAAGCATGTCAAGATCTATTTAGTAACAATGCTTGTATACTAGGTCTCACTGGTACATTAGCCAGTGATACAGAAAGAACCCTTGAAGAAGAATTAGATCTTCATGTAGTAGCTCACTATCCAATTGAAAAAGCAATTGAAGAAGGTGTTATTGTAGATTATGAGATACATGTTATTAAAGTGCCCCTTGACAATCTTGTACACAATGATTATAAAGGAAAACTTAAAACAGAAAAGAAACACTATGATGGATTATCTTGGGTAATCAATAAACTTCAGAATAGTGGATCAGACACTATGTTCATGCGTCTAGCAAGAATGAGACTTATTCAATCATCTTTAGCTAAAACTAATGCTACGAAAAAGCTATTAGCTAAACATAAAGATGAGAGAGTGCTAGTATTCTGTGGCACCACTGCTGTAGCAGATAGTCTTGGTATTCCTTCTTTCCACAATAAGTCTAAAGAAAAGAGTATCTTTGAAGACTTTGCTGAAGGAGAAGGTAATCATCTAGCTGTTGTAAAGATTGGTAATACAGGTGTTACATATAAGCCTTTAGATAAAGTGATTATTAACTATTTCGATAGTAATGCAGAGAATTTAGCTCAAAAAATTAACAGATGTATGGCTATGGAATATAACACTCCTGATAAGAAAGCCCACATATACATAGTGAGTTCTAATGAACCTGTAGAATTGAAATGGTTACAGAAAGCTTTAGAATTCTTCGATAAAACCAAAATAAAATACATATAACACTTGACTTTATCAAGAATATATCGTATATTTATAGAATAAATAAATTAACTAAATAAATTAAATAAACATGAGTACATTTTTAGAAAGATTAAAAGAAGAAGAAAAAGAATTAGCTACTAAAGCAATTAAATTAAGTCAATTTATATCAACTGATGCCTATCAAGAATTGTCTGATGGAAATCAATACCTACTTCAAAAACAATTAGAAGTAATGGCAGAGTATGTTAATATATTAGGAACAAGGATCGAATTAAATATTAATAATTAAATTAACAAACAATGGCAAGCAAATTAGTAGGGATTGTTGGTGCAACTGGTACTGGAAAGAGTACAGCAATTAAGCACCTAAATCCAGAAGAAACGTACATTATCAATGTTGCAAAGAAAGAGCTTCCTTTCAAGGGAAGTGAAAAGCTTTACAATGCTGAAAACAAAAATTACAAGGAAATTGAAGATGCAAATGAGATATCTCGTCAGTTGAGAATTCTTTCAGACAAAGCTCCTCACATTAAGAACATCATCATTGAAGACTCTAATTACATTATGGGATTCAATATGGTGGCTAAAGCTACAGAAGTAGGATTTACCAAATTTAGTGTTATGGCTAAAGACATGGTGGATCTATTTAGAACTGCTAGACAATTGAGAGATGATATCACTGTATTTTATCTTACACACCCAGAAGAA